ATAGGTACATCAAATGTCTTCATCGGTGATCTCCTCTTCGATAGGTTCTTCTTCCTCTTCGATAGGTTCTTCTTCTAGCGTCTCTTCTTCCAGAGTCTCTTCTTCTAGCGTCTCTTCTTCTAGATCTTCCTCTTCTTCTTTCACTGTCGCAGGAGTCCCTGCCAACGTTTTAAGATAAGTAGGATCTAGAATGATATCCCCTGTCTCAATCGGTTCAAGGTCGTACAAAGCACGAATCTCATTCACAGTCATAAAGGTCTTTACCTTTTGAATAGCAAGTTTGAGTTGTTGCTCTGGAGGACTACTGTCTAACCCTGTAAACACAATCTCGAAGCGGTCATCGAGTTTTGAGACGACATATTTATTCAACCACGATTGGATTGCACGTAAAAGTGGGCGTAACCCTTTTTCTTTAGACATCAAAATCTTCTCTCTAGAAGACTCTTGGCTAAAAGAAGATTTTTGGTTCTCATTACCGAACTTGAACCCGACTTCCATTGGATCGACTTGGAAAACAGCGCAGATACTCTTGATCATGTAGTTTTTCCATTCGGAATACTCCATGTCTTTATTTGTTGCGCCTAAGTTAATCGAGCGTACATCTTCATTAGAGTCTGGATCGAGTTGAATCAAAGGAGTCTTTTTTGCAGATGCAGGCCCACTCAACATATTGTAGAACTCCCGTCGAAAAGAACGGAACAATTGTGGTTGCATCTTAGATCGGACAGCAATGATTCCAGAAGCGGATATCCCGTTTGTGAAGTTACTTGCGTTGTACATATCACTATTCAAAAGATTCGTGATCAATCCTACGCACTCTTCTAACTCTGGGAATCCATAACCATAATAGCGTATATCGCTACGAGGACGACGGATACCAAAACATAATTCATCAGATTGAAACTCCGCAATTGTTTTGTTTTTTAGTACTTGAACGAATTGTGCACGTTTTGTATCTCTTCGTCCTTCTTTTAGTTCTTCCTTCGTTCGCTTGGTTCTTCGAATGGTGCTACTATCAACATTCATAAACCCTGCGACTTGTCCACCTCTCGTTTTAATGACTTCGAAGCACGCTTGGTCATAAATCAGAGAATCCCGAACAAGCATCCGCAAAAACGCTTCAAAGTTCGTTTCAAAGTTTATTCGGTCGTCTCCACAGGACACCATGAAATCATAAAGCTCGTCCATCGTTTCAAGTTGTTCTTCATCGGGGGTTTCGTTCCGATCTTTGAGTCGGATCATAAAACCGATGTCTTGACCATCCCTAGACGGAGTACTAAACTCCGCAATTTGGTTTACCCTTGTTTGGACAATGGCAGAAATAAGCGGGACTCTCGACATAGCGAGGAGTTGATCGTAATTCAATCCACGTGAAGGTTCGGCATCTGCGGAACTTCCGTATCCTGCATCTTGGGCCATGTACCCGTTCGTAAGGTCACCCACGCTGTATTGAGCAGATTGGGCTTCTGGTGTTTTTGCAGGAGGTGGAGGTAACGCCTTCACAATCTCCTTCTTTTTAAAGATATCAAAGAGTCCCATAGTTTATATCCTTTTACTTGAATGGTGATCTTTCTATTCTAACCTCTTTAAAAGTAGGTTGCAACACTGACCTAAGTGAAGATTCATCTTCAAGGGATACAGGGAAGACACCGACATGATTCTTGAGTAAATAGGCGATCCCATCGTTTGAAAGATACCCTCCTTCAAGATAGATGACTCTTGCAATCCCAGACTGTGTAATCAGTTTTGCGCAATTGATGCAGGGTTCCCCGTTCACAAAGAGCCACTTCCCTTCAATTGATATACCGAGTCGTGCACTATTCACAATAGCGTTCGCTTCTGCGTGATTACATCCAATATCGTTCTGCGTACCCGACTCGATGTTACACGTATTCCGAATACAAGTTTCTCCTCCACAGAGACGATCCCCTCCACGTGGGCCACCGTTGTACCCGTTCACAAGTACACAGTTTGTATCGGGGTCTACAATGAGGCACCCGAACTTTTTTCGAACACACTCTGAGAGGAGCGATAGTTCTCTTGTTTGAGATAGCCAATATTTAAGATGCTTAATCTTCATATCATGTACTTACTTGTGATTGGGAAATACTCTTCGATCACCCTCTTGATTTCGAGAGCAACAATCTGGACTTCCTCTTGTGCATGATCATCAAGTCTTAGTTTTAAGAACTTGAACCAATTATTTAAGTTCCCAGTCATATAGAAGGAGGTGTACATACAGTTAGGGAGGACACCTCTAGCTTGCTCTCTACAGACACCAAGTTCAATAAGTTGATCGTACGCTTCCTTTGCCTTCTTTACGATGTCCTCGTACGTTTTCAAGGCTTCCATATGGTTGTCTACACCTTCTTGAGTGGAGCACTGAAGATTCTTCTCTGCCTGCTTCCTAAAGTGATGCGGGATAAAGAATTGCATATCTTTTGAGGTGTATCTCCTTGAAATCTCATTGAAAGAGAACGTACGATGTCTCATAATCTGCTTACTGATATAAAGAGGACACGTAATCCGAAACGTGAGAACACTATGTTCGTGAACGCTAGTGTGCCCACTCCGAATCAAAAAGGAGAGAAGCTTCTCATCTTTTTCATTTAAAGGTTCGTCATCAAACCCCGTGAACTCGTCACTACTGAAACTAACACGTGCAGATTCAACTGCCGTTCGGTCTGTACCCATCACATTGATGAGACGTACATCCCCGATTCCATCTTGATAGATTTCCATTATTGTCTCATATCTATTTTCTGCTCTAATCGAGCAAGTTGTATCTGAATCTCACTCACGGAGTTAATGAGATCTTGTATCTTTTGTTTATCATCCTCAAGTGAGGTGACTCTTTGTTCGAGTTGTCCAATCGCCTTCCCACTTTCATAACGATCCTTAATATAAGAATACATGAACGTAAGAACGGCAACAATAGACACTAAACTTGTTAAGGTAATTGATTCCATACGACACATCCTGCTGTAGTTAAAATTGTAGTAGACAAGATTTCAGTGAAACAACTAGGTGCAGGTGCAGGTGCAACGACTTTTAATTTAAGCTGAAGCTCCAGACTCTTGATTCGATCTTCTTTGAGTGTCAGAAGTTTTTGACGCTCTTCCTTCTCTTTCTTGAGCCTGCTTAAACTGACTACAAGTTGTGTGTAATACTCTCTTGATAACCACACTCCCATCTCTTTTGCGACGCACCCTTTAGGCATTCGTGCTCTATCTTCAAAAGATTCGGGGCATGGAACATCTCTAAGAGTCCCATCAGCATCACGCCAATTACCTGTGTATGTAGATTGCCACCCAAGTAGCAATACTGATATTAAGATTATTGATCTAACCATGAGTCAATTTCCTCTTTAGTTTGTACTTCCTCTTTTTTAATCTTCTTGTTTGCTTCCTCTCTTAACACTTTTACTCTTTCGTCATACTCCTCAATATCACGCTCAATCTTTCTAAACTCTCGCTCTTGTGAAATAGCAAACAACCCACAGAGACCTGTGATCACTGCGAGCACAAACTTATACCCTACGAAGAAAGAAAGTGCAACAAATGCAATAATAATGTAGTTCTTGTATTCTTTAATCATTATTCAATCCGCCATATCATACATCGAGAAAGTCCAGAGTTCGAATCGTATTGAGTATCTTCAATTTCAACATTTGTGTTTGTCTTCTTGACTTGTAATCCAATGATTGCAGTTCCATCACTCTCAATGTATCCACGTGCGTGCTCATTTTTATGTGGATCTCCAATCGCAAGGGCACCCACCTCTCTACCCTCGTATCCGATCACAGTACGAGAGGAACCATCCCACTCATACCACGTGTACTCACTACCCCATGTCCCCGAAGAGGAGGATTTTGTCATCATTCTTGCATCAAGATAGAATTTCCCGCTTGGTAAAGTCACCCTGTGGTTAGTTGTATCAATCGTTAAAGTAGTAGAGTATTGGTCAACAACAGTATCATAACCAGAAGCAAGCTCCACATCTTCATAACTTGTTGATGTTACATTTTGATTAGTAACCACGTTCAAAATAAAAATACTTAGTTTACCTTTTGTGACTTCTGATAAATACGTCATGTGTTCAATCTCCACAATCTGCAATGGGAGTAATCTGTAAAATTGATTGCACCTGTCCCTGCAGATGTTGCTCTTGTTGGCTCAACAGTGTTTGCATAATCAAATGCATCTTCTGATATTTGAAAAAGATTATTACTTTCAGAAGGTGTTCGTCCCCTATATTTAAAGTCGGTTAACCCAGAATTTGGGTAATAAACCATCGACCTATTAGTGACTCCGTCGTTATCTCGCGACATCCTCATAAGAATAACAGTATTATCTGTTAAAGAGGTCACCCCACCCGAATCTGTTGTAACCATATCATTAGGTATATCAAACACAACTTCGTTTACTGTTGTTGATGAAACAGCACTTGCTTGTATATATCCAAGTGCAGGTCTTCTTGGTGTATAACTCATATATCCACTTCTTTCCAAATGACAATACAACCCCCTGCATCTGTTGGGGTTCCTGTTGAAGTTAATGTTTTTACTACTAATTTCACATCAACAGATGTCGGTGTATCGATTGTTGCAAGTGCCACGTCTCGTTCACCAACGGCATCACCCGAGACTTGAACTTGTCCGACAATACCAATATCTGTAAAAGACCCACTTGAATTTTCTTGCCACACAAAGGTGATCACATCGTTCTGGTTTACAACATCCACATAAGGATACCCTTCAATCATATACCGACCAGCCGACAGTGTAATCACACCATTCGAAATGGATAATGTCAAATTACCTGTTGCACTACCTAATGAATAGGTTGCACCCTGTGAATAACTTGCAAGACTAAGTGAAGCAAGTGCAAGTCTAAACTCTACCTGTCTTGTTCCTAAGTTTTTTAAGTATGTCATATTATAAACCAATTCGCATTGTTAGAGACGATAGTGACAGACTCGAATTGCACATCTAATGTGATTGCTACTCCCGCTCCTCCATTGTCGATTTGCTCATTTCCGTCTGGGTCAATGGTGACTGTCGCGGTGCCTAGACGTTTAATTTGGTACTTATATCCTTCTCCTGCAGTTGAGGCTGAAGGCAGGGTAATGGTGACAGCGTTTGCGCCATTATTAATTAAGTGAACTTCTTCGATCCCTGTTGTCGTTGAGATCGTTGTGTTTGTTCCACTTGAATCAGTCACTACATCGGGAGCAGATCCTCCGCCTGCACTAGCAAGGGCAGTATCAATTCCACTTAAGTGAGCCGTGATACTTGCATCAAGTGCACCCGTATAATTCACTCCAGTGTGATCACTTGTAATGTCACCACTTGAACTAGGGATAGTTGGAGTTCCGCTCAAATCAGAATAAGCAAGTTGTGTATCAACGAAGTTCGTACCGTTGTGTCGGAGGACATCTTTTGCTTCTTCTGACCCACTTAATACTACGTCAGAAAGGTTATTAAGGGAGACTGAAATTTCCCCAGAGGTGTTCGGAGACTGTCCTCCTACTTTAATTTTATTATGACTCATCTTACTACTACCTGTACAAGATCGCCTGCGTTTCGAGGATCGGAGTTATCAATAAATTGCGGGCAGATGATACCTTGACCATTTGCACTATTATCTACATAAACACCACCGTTTTCAACTTGAAGTTCTCCACCTTGAACAGGAATTGAACGCGATGCTTTCGCTAAAACAGCACCTGCAAAAACTCCCTCGACAGCATAACCATCACCGCGCGTCTCTGCATTTGTACGAGCAACACAGACAGGATGATCGATAGTAGTTGCACGTTCCCACAATTGAGAAGTTGAATTATAATGAAGGACATCTCCGACAACGATATCCGAAGGACAATAGACTTTTAAAAACATGATTAATCCCTTTATAGTTTATAAATATTAATAGAAACCGCGCGCATCTCCTGCGCTCTTCCGACTGCTGAAGGCGTTGCATTAGACAGTAATCTTAAACTTAATTGTTGATTTGTTGAAGTGACAGTGAAAGGTAATACTAATACAGGCATTCTATCCGTCGAATTGCTCATTCTAAATTTAGGCCCGAAGTAAGCCGAGTTTGTTTCATCATAAAATCTCCATATCGCTTCTCCTGTTCCGTAATGCTGTAAACTCATAAAGATTAAATAAGTACCAGTATTTGTAAATTGGAAACCGTTTTTCCATGCGCTTGATGAGAATGTTATTCCAATATGATTTACACCGTTTTGTTCAATATCCCCTCCTTGGACTCTAATTTGAAACCGATTAAATACTGTAGACGTACTATAATTTCCTGTCCCGCCTCCATAAGTGCCAGTAAATTTCCCAATAAAACTATATCCGATTTCTTTTTCTGCCTGTGATCCCCGAGAGGCTGGAATCCATGATCCCGAGCTATATTGTAAAACTTGGTTTTCATCTGGTGATCCTGCTGATACATTTGAAAGATCATTCAATGCAACACTGATTTCACCGAATGTGTTCGGAGATTGTCCTCCTACTTTAATTTTATTGTGTGACATGACTTAACTCAGCTTTTCGATAAACAAGTATGAAAATTCACTTGGTGTATTTCCTTGATTTGCGACCGTATCAACATTTGAAACCCCTTCTATATTTAAGCCGATTTCTGTTGATGTTGATAGATTAAGATACCCTTGAAGTGTTTGTGAAACTCCTTGTGCATAACTATCCGCGTTCTCTCCAATTATAGAATAAGGAGTCAAATCGCTCTTGGTTCCTGTTGGATCTTCTACGACTCTATATACAAAGTAACCGCTTGCATTAAATTTAACTCTAACTTGAGCTATAACTTGATACTCACCCGCAGGTAGTGTAACGAACTTGATCCAATCCGTTGTTCCTTCTTTTGTGATTGTTGCGCCTGTAATCGTATTTGTCGGACTTGAATCATATAATCTAAACTCATTGCCTTGTGCAATCGTTGTCATTCCGCTGTTGGAGTAAGCATTGCTTGCACCTTCTCCTATACTTATAAATTGAGCAGTCGCAGGCAAGGAGGAGGTCGTAGAGTTGACCCACGACCCTGAGCTATATTTCAAGACATCATCATCCGATGGAGATCCTGCGGAAACATTCGAAAGATTATTCAGAGCAACCGATATCTCTCCCGTTGTGTTTGGACTTTGACCGCTTACTTTTATTTTATTGTGTGACATGACTTAACTCAGCTTTTCAATGAACATATAAGAGAATTCACTAATTATGTCGCCTTGGGGATAGGTAACATTCCCCTGTTCATCTTCAAAAACTACAGGTTCGACGTTTTGAACAGCGACGATATTGAAGCCGATTTCGGTCGAAGATGTTAGTTCAATGTGTCCTTGAAGTGTTTGTGAAACTCCTTGCGCATGACTATCCGCATTCTCTCCAATTACTGCGTAAGGAGTGAGATTCGTGAAGCTCCCTGTCGGATCGGAGACAACTTGATAGGCAAAATACCCACTTCCAATAAAGTTCACTCTAACTTGGGCGATAATCAGATACTCCCCAGCAGGCAGTGTAACGAACTTGATCCAATCAGTCGATCCTTCTTTTGTGATTGTCGCTCCCGTAATCGTATTTGTTGGACTTGAATCATACAAACGAAGTTCATCATTTGCCCCGATTGTAGTCAATCCACTATTAAAATAATTATTGCTTGCACCTTCTCCAATATAGAGGAATTGAACCGTCGCAGACGAGGAAGAAATAGTAGAGTTGATCCACGATCCCGAGCTATATTTCAAGACTTCATCATTTGATGGGGATCCTGCGGAAACATTCGAAAGATTATTTAATGTAACCGATATCTCTCCCGAGGTGTTCGGAGATTGCCCCCCGACTTTAATTTTACTATGACTCATTAGATGATCTCCCAGTTCGTTCCCGAGGAAGCGACGCAGGTGACCGATTCTTTAGCAATTGACATTACATACGTTTGACCAGAGCCTTCGATTGTGTCGGCTCCATTTGCAGTAATCGTTAAGTTGTTTCCTGCTGTATTCAACTTGATTCTTAATTCCTCTCCACCCGTTAGACCGCTTAAAGCAGGAAGGTTGAATGTGATTGCACCTCCGCTTGTATTGGCACCATAGTGATGGTCGATTTCAGCAGTAACGGGACTAGATGCGCTAGTAATAGATTCATAATTCCCTGCATATGTAGATCCTCCGCCTGCACTAGCAAGGGCAGTATCAATCCCGCTTAAGTGAGTCGTGATCGAGTCTGTGTTTGCACCTGTATAGTTCACACCAGTGTGATCACTTGTAATGTCATCACTTGAACTAGGAATAGTCGGTGTTCCACTTAAATCAGAGTAAGCAAGTTGTGCGTCAACGAAGTTCGTGCCGTTGTGTCGTAAGACTTCACCTGTACTCCCGCCTGTGATTGTTACGTCTGACAAGTCGTTCAACGATGATGCGCCTGCACTAGCAAGGGCAGTATCAATCCCGCTTAAGTGAGTCGTGATCGAGTCTGTGTTTGCACCCGTATAGTTCACTCCAGTGTGATCACTTGTAATGTCATCACTTGAACTAGGAATAGTCGGTGTTCCACTTAAATCAGAGTAAGCAAGTTG